TAGATACTTATATGAGTGAGAAAGATATTCTTATTCGTAGTGGTAGATTAATTGATGAAATGTTTACATTTATTTGGCAAAGTGGTAGAGCAGAAGCAATGAAGGGATACAATGACGACTTAATTATGGCATTGGCAATTGGGTTATGGGTTCGTAATACTGCACTTCGTTTAAGACAAGAAGGAATTGATTTAACCAAAAATATGTTGAATTCATCACATATAGCTAAATACGACGGATTTGTATCTACGGGTCATTTAAGTAGAAATCCATATGAGATGGAAGTGGGTAATAAAGAAATAGAAAACTTAACTTGGTTACTTCAGTAATTTTTTTATATTTATATGTTGGATACAAAATATTTTTAAAATGAATTTAAGTAAAATCATAAAAGAATTAGAAAATCCTTGTTGGAAAGGATACGAAATGGTTGGAATGAAAGATAAGGATGGTAGAGAAGTCCCAAACTGTGTTCCTGTAAAAGAAGATATTGATTCGGATGCAGATGTAAACTATGGTTTAGTAGAACCAGAAGAATACGATGTTGAAGATGAGGATATGGAAGATTTCATTGCTTTTATGAGAGGATATGATAAAAACCTAAATGAAGGTTGTCAATGTTTAAGAGAAGCAGAATATCAAGGCAGACAAGTTAAATTGGGTAAACCAATGGCAGGTGATGTTAAAAAATTCAAAGTATATGTTAAAAATCCACAAGGTAATATTGTAAAAGTAAACTTTGGTCAAAAAGGAGTTAAAATTAAAAAGAATAATCCAGATAGAAGAAGAAGTTTTAGAGCAAGACATAATTGTGAACAACCAGGACCGAGACATAAAGCAAGGTATTGGTCTTGTAGAAAGTGGTAATAATATTTGGAAATTACAAAAAAAATTATTATCTTTATAGATACTTTACAAATTAAAAAATGGCAGATAAATCAGTATTAGGTAGGTTACAAAAATTATTTTCAACAAACACCATTGTTCGTAAAACGGAAACGGGAACAAAGGTAATTGACACAGATGAGTGGCAAAATATGACCACAAATCTAGTTGACAGATTCATGAAGTTAAAGGTAACTAATTATGGAACTGGTCAAATGGAATCATCTATGGCTTATCAACAAGTTCGTATAGATTTATTCAGAGATTACGATTCAATGGACCAAGACCCGATTCTTTCATCGGCATTAGATATTTACGCAGATGAATGTACTGCAAAAAATGAACAAGGTAATGTTCTAAAGATACATCACGAAGATGATAATATCAAACAAATATTGGAAAATTTGTTTTATGATATTTTAAATGTTGAATTCAATCTTTGGCCTTGGACAAGAAATTTGGTTAAATACGGAGATTTCTTTTTACATTTAGAAATAGCAGAAGAAGAAGGTATTGGTATTATAAATGTAATGCCTTTATCTGCATATGAAGTTAGTAGAATGGAGGGGTTTGATGAAAATAATCCACAAAGAGTTAAATTTGTATATGCACCATATCAAAATCCATACGGAGCATTTGGTATGAGTCCAAAAAAAGAATTTGAAAACTACGAAATGTGCCATATGAGATTGAATTCAGATTCAAACTTTTTACCATATGGTAAATCAGTAATTGAAGGTGGTAGAAGAGTGTGGAAACAATTAATGTTGATGGAAGATGCAATGTTAATCCACAGAGTAATGAGAGCACCTGAAAAGAGAATCTTTAAAATTGATGTAGGTAATATTCCACCAAATGAGGTAGATAATTATATGCAGAAAATTATCAACAACTCTAAAAAAGTTCCATTTGTTGATGAAAGAACTGGTGAATACAATTTAAAATACAACGTTCAAAACCTTATTGAAGATTATTATATGCCAGTTCGTGGTAATGATAATGGTACATCTATCGATACCTTAAAAGGTTTAGAATACAATATGATTGATGATATTAACTATTTAAAGAATAAGTTAATGGCATCTCTAAAAATTCCAAAAGCATATTTAGGATATGAGGAAGATACTAATGGTAAAGCAACATTGGCATCTATGGATATTCGTTTTGCTAAAACAATTGAAAGAGTTCAAAGAGTATTAATTTCAGAATTAACTAAAATTGCAATCGTTCACTTATACGCGCAAGGTATAAATGATGACCGTTTAACTAATTTTACATTGGAATTAACCGTTCCATCTAAAATATACGAACAAGAGCAAGTTGAATTATACACTTCAAAGGTAGCTTTAATCCAACAAATGCAACAAACAAAGATGTTTTCTAAAGAATGGATGTATGAATCCGTAATGAAGATGGCAAAAGATGAGCAAGATGAATTAACATTGCAGGTATTAGAAGATACAAAACAAATGTTCCGTTTAACATCTATTGAAACTCAGGGAACAGACCCTGCTAAACCAACCGGTGTAGAAGGTGGGGAAACTACAAATGTAGAAGAAGAATTAGATAGATTAAAATCTGAATTAACAACAAACTCAGTTGGTAGACCAAAAGACCCTGTTAGATACGGACACGATGACCATCCAACAGGTAGAGACCCATTAGGAATTAAAACTCTTAAAACAAAAGAAGGTTCTGTAAAGTACAAGCCAAGAAACTCATACCAGGAAATATTTAAGGATATGGATGGTAATAAAAAAACTATTTTAACAGAAGATTTAACAAAAGAGTAATAAACTAATATTATACTATATTTATATCTGACAAATTGCAGAAATTAATGAAAAAAATTAAACATTCGAAATTTAAAAATACTGGATTTATATTTGAACTATTAGTAAGACAAATTACTTCGGAAATTATGTCTTCAGATAATTCGGTAGCAGAGAAGATTTTAAAAGAAAATTTTAATTCAAAGAAAGAACTTTCGAGAGAATTAAAATTATATCAATATCTTATAAACGAAAAATATAATTCAGAATCTAAAGCAGAACAATTTATTAATACAATTTGCGAAGCAAGAAAAAGATTAGATGAAAAAAAACTTATAAAAGAAAAGTATAATCTAATTAAACAATTAAAAGAAACTTATGATATTGATGAGTTTATAAAATCACCAGTATCAAATTATAAAACACTTGCTTCTATTTATAAAATATTTGAAGTAAGTAGTACCGAAGAACAATATGACCCAACGGATATTGTTAGTTCCCGTTTTACTATTGCGGAAAATATTATCAATACATCTATTCAAAACAAAGATTCTAAAATCAAAAATGCAGTATTAGAAGAATACAAAAAGCAAGATGAAGATTTAAGAGCAATTTCATATAAATTTTTAGTAGAAAACTTTAATAAAAAGTATAAGAATTTAACATCCGACCAAAAAGGATTATTAAGAGAATATATTAATAACATCAATAATACAGGTAAGTTAAATGCATATGTTTCTGAAGAAATATCTAAATTAGTTGGTGGATTAAAAGAAGTTGGTTCTAAAATTACAGATAAAGTAACTAAGATTAAATTAGCAGAAACTATCTCTAACATTAGAAAGATTAAATCTGCAAAAAGAGTTAAAGAAGAACATCTTTCGGCAATGATGATGACTTATGAATTATTAGGTGAATTAAAAAATAGTTTAAATAAATAAAAAATGGTAAATTACAGAGCATTTAATACCAAATTGGTAACATCCGGTTCATCTGAATTAGTAGAAAGAGCCTGGGGAGTATTACCTGTTAGTGGTGTAACTGGTACAATTACATTGGAAGGATTTGGGACAGGAAGTACAGTACGTTCAACAATCGCATTACAACATTTAACGGCAGGACAACCGTTTCCATGCTACGTTAGAGAAATAACAGTTACCAATGGTGGTTCTGTTTATGTATTAGCTTAAAATTATAACAAATGCCAGCACAATCAAAAGCACAACAGAGATTTATGGGAATGGTTCATGCTACTCAAAAAGGAGATATGCAAAATCCATCTCCTGAAGTTGAAAAAGCAGCTGATTCAATGTCTGATACAGATGCCAAAGATTTTGCATCAACAAAGCACGATGGTTTACCTGAAAAACTTAAAGAAATAATTCGTCAAATGGTTAGAGAAGCTATGAAAAACTCTACAATTGATGAAATGAATGTTACCGGTAATGTTGATGGATATGGTACTCCATTTGCATTTGGTAATAAAGAAGATGAAAAATCTAAAGGTAAAAGACAAGCCGATTTAACTGGATACTCAGTAGTTAAAGAAAATCGTTGGGTAGCATTAAAAAAAGAAGATTCAACACCAACTCAAAAGATAGGTAGAGGTATTTCAAACATACATAAGCAACTTAAAGAAATGGAACAATTTTTAAGTTGGTACGGTAAAATTAAAAATGAAAACGGGGTTTCTAACAAAAACTTTTGGAAAAGAACAAATTCTCATATTTATAATATAAAAGAGAGGTTGTTAAAATTAGACCAACAAATTCGTAAAATATCTGAATAATGAAATTAAATCAATTAAGAGAATTCGTTAAACAAGTTGTAAGAGAGGAACAAGACTATCAGCAACTTTTTAAACATATGTTAGATAAAGTTGGTAAATCAATTACTGATATGTCTGATGATGAAAAGAAAAAATTCTTTAATGCAGTAGATACGGCATACAAAGCAAAATCAGAAGGTAGACTAACAGGATACAACGAAGCAGAACTAACTGCGGGACAAAAGAAAATTGATGTAGATGGTGATGGTGAGATTGAAGGTTCAGATTTAGCAAAATTAAGAGCTAGTAAAAACGAATCATTAAAAGAAGAAAACCCTGGTCTATGGGCAAATATAAGAGCTAAGCAAGATAGAGGTGAAAAACCTGCACATGGTAATTCGGATGCACATAAAGACGCAGTTAAAGCAGCTAAATCAATAAATAAAGGAGAATCGGTAAACGAAGAAGAAATTAATTGGAATGCAACAGAAAACGCAATCATTAATTTTCTAAAAATGAATACAAAGATTTTAGATAAAAGAGTTAAGGATAGAGATGTAAATGGTGTTAAGGGTGGGTTACAATCAATCATTGATGGATTAACTAACGCACAACGTAGTTTAAAATTAAAGTAATGAGCAAAGGATTATTGATAGAAACTCATTTGTTTGAAGCAAAAATACAAGAAGAATCTAACGGTACTTTACTTGTTAAAGGTGTTTTGCAAAGAGCAGGTGCTGAAAACCAAAATGGTAGAAGATACCCAAGAGAAATTCTTGAAAGAGAGTGTAAAAAATACCAACAACTTATTAACGAAAGAAGAGCATTAGGTGAATTAGACCATCCAGATTCTCCGGTTATCAACTTAAAGAATGTATCACACAACGTTAGAGAAATCTATTGGGAAGGTGATGATGTTTGTGGAACTGTTGAAATCCTCTC